GTCATGGCTGATATTAAATACCCCGATTCCACACCCGTGGGTGACCCCATCACTAAAGACTACAAACCTCCAGTTGCTGGTAGTGACATAAAGGTTGAAAAAGAACCCGTTCCTAAAACTGCCCCAAAGGTAGTTAAAAAAGCTAGTGGCGGCACCGCTTCTTCCCGTGCAGACGGATGCTGCGTTAAGGGTAAAACCCGTGGGAAGATGATGTAACTATGTTGGCAAGTCGCGGTATGGGCGCTATCAACCGCTCTAAGATGCCCAAAGGCAAGAAGACTGCCCGAAGGGATGACACCGACTTCACACAGTACGCTGAAGGTGGCAAGACCAAGTCCAAAGTAAATGAGGCTGGTAACTACACCAAGCCTGATTTACGCAAACGGATTTTTAACAGCGTCAAAGCTGCGGCAATCGTAGGTACTGGTGCAGGACAGTGGTCAGCACGTAAGGCTCAAGTTATGGCTAAACGCTATAAAGCCGCAGGTGGTGGGTACCGTGATTAAAAAGCCCCAGCAATCTCTCAAGGACTGGGGCAAACAAGATTGGACGACTAAAAGTGGTAAAAAATCTTCTGACACAGGTGAGCGATACCTTCCAAAAGCTGCGATCAAAAGTCTTAGCGCTAGTGAGTATGCTGCAACAACGCGTGCGAAACGCGCTGGCAAAAAAGCCGGAAAACAATTCGTAGCACAGCCAAAAGGCATAGCAAAGAAAACAGCAGGATTTAGATAATGGCAAATACCTCCGGAGCGTCCGCATTTAACCTTGACCTAACTGAGTTGGTCGAGGAGGCGTTTGAACGCGCTGGTAGTGAACTGCGCACTGGATATGACCTGCGTACTGCACGTCGTAGTCTCAACATCATGTTTGCTGATTGGGCAAACCGTGGTATCAATCTATGGACAATCGAGACAGGGTCTATTACCCTAGTTCAGGGGCAAAACACGTACCCACTACCAAACGACACGATTGACCTTCTTGAGCATTTAATTCGTACTGACGCAAACAGCACATCTAATCAGGCTGACCTGACAATTACACGGATTAGCGTTAGCACCTACGCTACGATTCCTAACAAGTTAACCCAAGCCAGACCTATTCAGGTTTGGATTCAGCGCTACAACGGGCAGGCTAGTCCCATCTCTGCTACGCTGACTACAACCATTACAAGCACATCAGACACAATCGTGTTGAGTGATGTTACGGGTTTACCCGCAGCAGGGTTTATAAAGATTGATAACGAGATTATCAATTATGGGTATATCACTCAAGATGCAAACGCCATTACGGGCACTCTATCTAGTTGCTTCCGTGGTCAGCAAAACACGATTGCTGTAGCGCACACGGCTGCGGCTACGGTGTACTGGCAACAAGTGCCAGCGGTAACCGTTTGGCCTACCCCTGATAACGTACAGCCATACACATTTGTTTACTGGCGTCTACGCCGCACTCAGGATGCTGGTGGTGGTGTGAACATCATGGACGTACCGTTTAGATTTATCCCTTGTATGGCGGCTGGTCTGTCGTACTACATCGCTGGCAAAGTACCGCAAGGTATGGAGCGTATTGGCATGTTGAAAGCTCAGTATGACGAGGCATGGGAACTGGCAGCATATGAGGATCACGAGAAAGCAGCATTACGTTTAGTTCCTAGACAGACCTACATTGGGAGGTAGTCGTGGGTAATCGTTTTGCTTCTGGTAAGAATGCAATTTCGGAGTGTGACCGTTGTGGTCAGCGGTTTAAGTTAAAGGTTCTTAAGACTGAGATCATCAAGACTAAGAACTACAACTTGTTGGTGTGCCCAGAGTGTTGGGACCCAGACCATCCGCAGTTGCAGTTAGGTATGTACCCCGTGGATGATCCGCAAGCGTTGCGTAATCCTCGCCCTGACAGAAGTTATGTGATTTCTGGTTTGCTAGCTGATGGGTATAGCGGCGGTGGTAGCCGAATCTTCCAATGGGGCTGGAACCCTGTTGGTGGGGCAAGCAGTTTTGATGCGGCGTTGACACCAAATAATTTGAATTTGGTTGTACAACTTGGTACAGTAACGGTTAGCGTAACTTAGGAGTTAAAAATGGACAAGAAAGACTTAAAGCAGGACAAAAAAATGATTGCTGGTGCAGTGCATAAGCATGAGAAAAAGTTGCATCCCGGCAAGCCAATGACTAAATTGGCTAAAGGCGGTGTAACAACCGACATGATGAAGTCTATGGGGCGTAACTTGGCTCGTGTTGCAAACCAAGGGAGCAAGTAATGGCTACATTTAGTAAAAAAATTATGGGTAAAGAAGTTGGCGATGCCAGCGTCTACGCCGAGCCGCACCATGCTACTGGAAAGAAGTTCACTATCTCTGGTAATCCCGGAAAAGAAGCTAACTCTAGCAAGTTAGACACGATGGATGTCAGCATTGGCGCTATTAGCAAGTCTGCTGGCAATGAGCCTGTTAAAACCGACGGCATCAGAATGCGCGGTACTGGCTGTGCCACTAAAGGCGTGATGGCAAGAGGACCAATGGGATGAACTATTCCGAGTTAGTAACGGCAATTCAGACCTATACGGAGAACAACTTTCCCACCACTACGTTGGCGGATAGCACAGTTGTGACTTCAACGACTCAGATTAACCGTCTGATTACGCAGGCTGAACAACGCATTTATAACTCGGTACAGTTTCCATCTATTCGCAAGAACCAATATTCAGCCATCACAGCCAACAACAAATACGTTTCTCTTCCTAGTGATTTCTTATCTGTGTATTCTCTAGCGTTGGTAACGGGGGCTACAGGTAGCCCTATTAATTTAGACACAGGCACGTTTGAGTACCTATTGAACAAAGACGTTAATTTCATACGTCAGGCATATCCAACTCCTAACAGCACGGGTGAGCCAAAATACTATGCTTTGTTTGGACCAACGGTTTCTGGTGCCACCATTACAAATGAGTTGTCACTAATTCTTGGGCCAACCCCAGATGCTTTGTATTACGTAGAACTGCATTATTACTATTACCCAGAATCAATCACCACAGCCGTAACTACATGGTTGGGCGATAACTTTGATACGGTTCTCTTGTATGGTTCGCTGGTTGAAGCGTATACGTACATGAAGGGTGAACCCGATTTGATTGCTTTGTACGACACTAAGTACAAGGAAGCATTGGCTCTGGCTAAACGCCTTGGGGATGGTATGGAGCGTCAGGATGCTTACCGTTCTGGTCAATATAGACAGGCGGTGACTTGATGGCTTTCACAGGAAACTTTACCTGCAATACGTTTAAGACGGGCTTGATGAATGGCTCGTTTAACTTTACGTCTGGTAGTTTTTATTTGGCGTTGTATACCAACTCAGCTACGTTGGATGCGACTACAACTGCATACACAGCTACGGGCGAAGCGTCTGGTGGCAACTATGTAGCAGGTGGAAACCTTTTGACCATAGCGCAAGCCCCTACGATTGGTAGCCAGACGGGTGCGGCTACGTCGTATATTTCCTTTTCAAACACTTCATGGACAGGTGCAATAACTGCACGGGGTGCGTTGATATACAAGGCAGGGGCTAACGGGGCAGTTTGTGTTCTAGATTTTGGCGCAGATAAGACCTCTACAGCCACATTCACCGTACAATTCCCAGCAGTCACTAACACATCTGCGATTATTCGCATTTCTTAAAGGAGCACGAATGGCTATCATCACCACGACAAAAGGCGACATGGACGAATCTTTGCTTGAAAAGCGAGAGGGAAACGTGGATAATGACCACGAAGCAACCACATGGGTGGAGTATTGGCTAGAGGGTGAACTTGTTCACCGTTCGGCTCACGTAACTTTAAAACAACCCGCTACTTTTGCCGGTGGCGAAACAGCTTCTTTTTCTTAAAGGATAAATCATGGCTAATACCCAAACAATGTGCACCTCTTTCTTAGGTGAGTTAATGTCAGCCCAACATCAGTTTGGTGCTTCAACTATTACTTCACGTACTAGCTTAACTTCACCGACTGGAGACACTTTTAAAGGTGCTTTGTACTTGGCTTCAGCAACCATGAATGCAACAGCCACTGTGTACACTGCAACTGGCGAAGTATCAGGTACAGGTTATACCGCAGGCGGTGTAACAGTAGCGACTGCGACTACCCCGTTGACATCAAACACTTCTATTACGGCAGGTGTGGGTTATGTTACGCCTTCAGCTAATTTTATCTACACTACAGTTACCCTATCAACTGCGTTTGATGCGGTGCTCTTTTACAACAATACACAAAGTAATAAAGCAGTTAGTGTTCATACATTCGGCTCGCAAACCATTACCGCTGGTACGTTCACTTTGACGCAGCCAAGTAATACCTCTTCCACAGCGCTTATTCGCTTAGCAACAACTTAATGCGGAGGCGGCGTATGCCGTAGACCATGTTTGGTATCTCCGCATATGCACAAGCGCCGTTCTCTTCACTTGGAGAGAATAGTGTTACTGTTGCGTTAACAGGTGTTCAAGCCGTTGGGTCGGTAGGCGCTGTTGCGGAGACAAACAATCCGACTGAAAACGGCAATCAAGCCAATGGTTCAGTTGGTACAGCTACCCCCTCGACAACTCTTGCCCTATCAGGTGTAGCGGCTTCTGGCTCCGTTGGCACGTTTACACCCAATACATCTGTTGCCCTATCAGGTGTATCTGCTTCCGGTTCAGTTGGCTCCGTAGTACCGTCAAGGACGGTGGCTTTAACAGGTGCGTCCGCCTCTGGTTCAGTTGGTACCCCCACCCCCTCGACAACTATTGCGCTTACTGGTGTATTTGCCACAGGTTCAGTAGGCTCATTAGCAGCAAGTGGTACGGGGGGCGCAAACCTTACAGGCGTTCAAGCCACGGGCAGTGTAGGCACAGCGGCACCAAATACAACGATAGCCATCACGGGCGTATCCGCTTCTGGTGCTGTTGGGGATGTTACAGAGACAAATAATCCAACAGAAGACGGCAACCAAGCCACAGGTTCAGTTGGTACAGCAACACCGAGTACAACGATAGCCATTACGGGGGTTTCAGCCTCTGGCGCAGTTGGCACAGTTTCTAGAGGCGCTACAAGTCTTGCGCTAACAGGCGTACTTGCTTCTGGTAATGCTGGCACTGTTACACCATCTAGTACCGTTGCAGAAACTGGAAATGCCGCTACAGGTAGCGTAGGAACAGTAGTAACTTCTCTGTCTATTGCTTTGACGGGCGTAGCGGCTACGGGTAGCGTAGGAGATGTAACTGAGACAAACAGCCCAACTGAGAATGGCAATCAAGCTACAGGCTCCGTTGGCACGGCAGTACCAAGCACAACAATAGCACTCACGGGTGTCCAAGCAGCAGGTAGCGCTGGAACAGTTGGATTTAGTAAATCGTTTGCTATTACTGGTGTTGCAGCCACAGGTTCTGTAGGAACGGTTGTCCCAAGCGCTTCTATAGCCTTAACTGGCGTATCTGCTTCTGGGGCTGTAGGTACGGTCATACAAAGCGGCACAGTCGCTCTTACGGGTGTATCTGCCGCAGGCACAGTAGGTACAGTCGCTCCTAGTATTACAAAGGCGCTTACTGGTGTATCAGCATCAGGTGCGGTAGGGTCTGTTGTACCTTCCCAAGCACTTACAGGGGTTCAAGCCACGGGTAGCGTAGGTACAGCTACACCAAGTCGTACAGTAGCCATAACAGGTGTTCAAGCCGCAGGTGCTGTTGGGGATGTAGTAGAAACAAATAACCCGACTGAAGATGGTAATCAAGCTACAGGTTCAGTAGGAATAGTTTCTCCTAGTATTACCAAAGCACTGACTGGCGTATCGGCTACAGGCTCAGTTGGTACGGTTACTCATAGCAAAGAAGTTGCTATAACAGGTGTTTCTTCTACGGGTAATGTTGGCTCTTTAACAACCAGCAGACTTTTGAGCTTGATTGGTGTATCAGCTAATGGCTCGGTTGGGACGCTAGACTCTGCTGTTTCCGTAGCACTGGCTGGTGTGGTTGCTTCTGGCGCGGTTGGCACGGTTGTTTTTACAAAATCAGCAGCACTAACAGGCGTATCTGCTAGTGGAGATGTGGGTTCTGTTACAACCAACAGAACAGTTGCGTTGACTGGTGTAGCGGCTAATGGCTTAACTGGAAATGTAATTCCTATAAACTGGATATTAGTAGATGACAGTCAGACCGCAAACTGGCAAAATGTGAACAATGCCCAATCTGCCGGATGGTCGCTTGTTGACGATACGGAAACGTCTAACTGGAATCTGGTTGAAACCGCTTAACTAAGGAGTACGGATGAAATTGATGATTGCAACGCCGATGTATGGGGGCATGTGTACCGGACAGTACACCAACTCCATGATAAACATCGTGCCAATCCTTGGCAACAAAGGCATTCAAACATCATTTGCGTTCATCTATAACGACAGCTTAATCACAAACGCTAGAAACAAATTAGCATCTATTTTTGTAAAGCATGACTTTACACATATGCTGTTTATTGATGCGGATATTGGTTTTGATGCAAACGATATTGTCAGCATGATTGAAGCAGATAAAGGCGTTATTGCTGGGGTTTACCCTAAAAAGGTTATGAATTGGGAGCGCGTGAAAGAAGCGGTTAAGAATGACGTTCCTACTGACCAACTAGAGTTCCATGCAGGGGACTTGGTTATTAACTTGTTGGATTACGAGCGAGAGAAGGCCGTTAAAATTAACGAGCCAGTAGAGGTTACTGGGCTTGGCACAGGGTTCATGCTCATTAAAAAAGAAGTCATGGAGCAGCTAAAAGACAAAGTTGACACATACTTAGATGACGATGAAACCGTGTTGTACGAGTACTTCTTCCTCAAGAAAGACCCTGTGTTGCGTAAACAGCTTACCGAAGACTACGCATTTTGCGGGCTTTGCAGAGAAAATGGCATCAGTGTTTATGCCGCTCCGTGGGTACGTTTAAACCATACAGGTACGTACACATTTAGAGGCGCAGCAATTCCCGTTAAGGGATAAGGAACAACATGGCACTCGTAGTTGCAGATAGAGTACAACAGACTGGCACAGCCAACACCACGGTAAGTTTTACCTTATCTGGCTCTGTCACGGGTTTCCAATCGTTTGCGGTTGTTGGTAATACCAATACAACGTACTATGCTTCTACTGACGCCTCTGGTAACTGGGAGGTAGGTATCGGCACGTACTCAACTACTGGCCCGACTCTTACACGCACAACTATTCTTGCTTCCAGTAACTCTGGTAGCGCGGTTACGTTCTCTGGGACAGTTACTGTTTTTGTCACGTATCCAGCAGGCTATTCTGCGTATTCCGATAAGCCCAACGATGGGTCTTATTTCCTCTCTTTTATGATGGGCTGATATGGCAACCTATACCAATACCTCCTATGTAGCCAAGAACGTTGGCACATCTGCTTCCACCCTAGTCACGGTGTCTGCTTCCACTACGGCGGCTGTAGCCAGTCTGGTGGTGGCTAATACAACAACTTCCCCTATCACCTGTGATGTGTACTTCACTCGCTCTGCGGTTGATTACTACTTGGTCAAAACGGCTACTGTCCCCGTGGGCGGTTCGCTGGAGGTGATTCAAGGTAACAGGATTGTGCTGATTGCGTCTGATGCGCTGAAGGTGTTATCAAGCGCGGCAACATCGGCTGACGTAGTAGTCTCTGTCTTATTGGCGGCATAACATGGCTTTTATAGGTAACACTAACACCACGCAGGCTTTCACCCCAGCCGTTGATTACTTCAGTGGTACGGGTTCTGCCACGGCATTCACGCTGTCTCGCCCAGTTGCGTCTGTAGCGCAGGTGCAGGTAACGATTGATAACGTAGCCCAGAACCCCAGTTCAGCATACACAGTTAGTGGTAGCACCATCACGTTCACTTCTGCCCCACTAAGCGGGACTAACAACATTTATGTTTACTACACAAGCCCGATAACTCAGGTGATTGCACCGGGTCAGGGTACGGTAACAGCCACATCAATGGCTTCAAGCACGGGTACAGGCGCAGGGGTATTCCAGACTAGCCCTACGATTACTACTCCAGTTATCAGTTCACTTTCATCTGCATCTGCCACTGCGCTAACTTTGCAGTCTGCTGGCACTACTGCAATTACTGTTGATACTTCACAGAATGTGGGGATTGGTACTAGTTCGCCTAGTTCAAAATTAGATGTAAGTGGCGTTGTCTCTTTGCAAGGAACTACTTTACCTTCTGCTGGTACTGCTAGGCTTTTTAGCCGTTCATCTGATAGTTCTTTTTATATGCAATCCGCTACTGGCGGGTCAATAAATTTATTGGATGGTTCGCAAAACTCAATGGCTCTTTTTGGGTCATCTTTGGTACAGTTTTTAACTGGTAACACAGAACGCGCCCGTATCGACTCTAGCGGTAACTTCTTTGTTAATCAAACATCACAAACTGGCGCAGAAAAAGTAGGAATTTCTTTTAGCAGAGCAGGTAATTGGGGCTTGGCAATTAAGAATACATCGGCAACATCCCCAGCTAATGCAACTTATGTAAGTTTTTATTACACAAGTACGAATACAGGAAGTATTAACAGCACAGGAACGACTACAACTTACGATAGTGCTTCTGACTATCGTTTGAAAGAAAACATTGCACCAATGACAGGTGCTTTGGCTAAAGTAACACAACTTAAACCATGCACATACACTTGGAAAATAAATGGTTCTGTTGGTCAAGGATTTCTTGCCCACGAATTACAAGAAATTGTTTCTGATTGTGTAAGAGGAAACAAAGATGATGTTTATGAGGATGGTTCTATTAAACCGCAAATGATTGACACATCATTGCTAGTAGCAACACTAACAGCGGCAATCCAAGAACTAAAAGCAATAAACGACACACAAGCCGCAACAATCAACGCACTAACCGCTCGCATAGTAGCGCTGGAGAACAGATAATGGCTATTAGTACGATTGGACAAAACGGGTTAAACGCCCCACTAAGCCTGACATCTCCAGCGATAGCAAGCCCAACATTTAGTGGAACTGCAAGTGGTACTGTTATTGTTTCTGGTACTGCGGTTGCGTCTACAAGCGGAACATCAATAGACTTTACGTCTATCCCATCATGGGTTAAACGAGTTACTGTGATGTTTAGTGGAGTTAGTACAAGTGGTGCATCTGATTACGCGATTCGTATTGGGGATTCTGGTGGAATAGTTGCTACTGGATATGCAAGCGCATCAATTCGTCATGTAGGTGGGGCTGTTAATAATGGTTCTCAGTACACAACTTCTTATGGGTTAAATAATCCAAATGGAGCTTCATCGGTTTTTAGTGGTGCGTTTGTTTTAATGTCGTTTGGAAGTAATACTTGGGTAGCAAACTGTGTTATTGGTGATTCAAACGGGACTAGCGCGGCAACATCTACCGCAGGGGGTACAAAAACCCTTACAGGAGTCTTAGATAGAGTTCGCATTACAACAGTCAACGGCACAGACACATTTGACGCTGGCTCAATCAACATCTTGTACGAGTAAACAACATGACACACAGAATCGTAGTAAATGTTCAAACTGGTGAATCCACGCAAGTTGATTTAACGGCAGAAGAAGTAGCGCAAGCACAGGCTAGTCATGCCGCTTGGGTAACAGCAGAAGCCCAAAAACAATTAATGCCAACGCTTGAACAAACAATACAAACTCAAGCCGCAACCATCACTGCGTTAACCGCCCGTCTTGAGGCGCTAGAAAGCCGAACATGAGTTACATAGGCAACTCCCCAATCTCAGTAGCCTTTCTGACTGACACGTTCAGCGGGACAGGCTCACAAGTCGCGTACACCATGACGGTGGCTCCTGCCAATACGTCTTCAATCATCGTAGCGATTACTGGTGTACTCCAAGACCCAAGCACATATTCTGTATCAGGCACAACCCTGACCTTCTCAACCGCGCCACCAAGCGGTACAAGCAACATCAGCGTCAGATACCTTGGCATCCCAGCCAGCGGAGTAACGACTACAGCCTATAGAACAGTAACAAACACAACCGCCACGGCAGGACAGACATCATTCACCATACCTTCTTACACAGTGGGTTATGTAGACGTATACAGAAATGGTGTTTATCTACCAACATCAGACTACACAGCCACAACAGGAACGACAGTAGTCTTGACCAACGCAGCAACGGTAGGCGACACCATCACCACAATCAGTTTCTATGTAAGTTCGGTGTTGAATGCTATTCCTGCTACTGCGGGTAGTGTGGCGGCTTCTTATCTTGCGGGTGGTGCGGCTAGGTCAAACTGGGGCGCTGGTGGTGTTTTGCAAGTAGTAAGCGTCATAAAACAAGATACATTTTCTACAACAAGTTCGTCATTTGTTGATGTTACTGGTCTTACAGTAAGCATTACTCCATCAAGTTCATCTAGCAAAATACTTGTTTTATTTCAAGCAAATGGTTCACAAAATGTGGGTGCTGGTAGGGCTTCTTTAAGATTGTTAAGAGATTCAACAATTATTGATGGCGGTACTCCTTCGAGTAACAGAGTAGCCGCACTTGGTGGATTTTCATCTGCCGATGTATCAATCCCCTCTGCAACAGTTTCGGGTAATTTTTTAGATAGTCCAGCAACAACATCAAGCACAACTTATAAAATTCAACTTGCAATGACTGCGGGTTCTGGTAGTGCTTATATAAACCAAACTCAACAAGATGCTGATTCCTCAAATCAAATAAGAATGGCATCAACAATTACAGTTATGGAGATATCAGCATGAATCACAAAGCAATTAGAGCGTTGTATTCAAATGTTGTCAGCATTGATGACGGGGCTGGTGCGTTTGATAAAGACGGCAACAAAGTTGAAATTGACATGGATGCAGTCAACGCATGGGTTGACCCTAAAGCGTATGTAGCCAAAAGACAATCAGAGTACCCAACCATTGGTGACCAACTAGACGCACTATGGAAAGGTGGAGATGCCCAAACAGAAATGCTGGCTAAAGTAATGGCAGTGAAAGCCAAGTATCCCAAGGTGACAACATGACCCTAGCAGTAAACATCGCACAGAGCGGCTCAAACAACGTAACCTTCCGCAATAGATTCATAAACGGGGCAATGGTCATAGACCAGAGAAACGCAGGGGCGGCAGTAACAGCAATTAACGTTTACGCTTTAGATAGGTATAAGCTACAAGGCACTCAATCCTCCAAAATAAATGTGCAACAAAATGCGGCTTCAGTTACGCCACCAGCAGGATTTACTTACTATTTGGGTGCAACTTCGCAAAGCGCGTTTAGTGTTGCCGCAACTGATTATTTTCGTATTTTTCAACCGCTAGAAGGATTTAATACCGCAGATTTTGCTTGGGGTACTGCATCCGCGTCTCCTGTTACTTTATCGTTTTGGGTTCGTAGTTCTTTAACTGGGACACATGGCGGTTCTTTTTCAAACAACGACAACAATCGTTATTACGTTTATTCCTACACCATAAGTTCAGCAAACACATGGGAATATAAAACCATTACTGTTGCTGGCGATACCTCCGGTACTTGGAAAACAGATAACAATATTGGAATACAACTTGGATTTAATTATGGTACGGGTACAACGTATAGTGGAACTGCGGGTTCTTGGGGTAGCACTCAACTTCTTGCCCCAACAGGCGCAGTCTCAGTCGTAGGAACATCAGGCGCTACCTTCTACATAACAGGCGTACAACTAGAAGCAGGGACAACAGCATCCCCATTTGAATATCGTCAGTATGGAACGGAGTTGGCTTTGTGTCAGAGGTACTACTATCAAACCACAGGGGGCGGGAATACACGCCACGCAGTAAGTGGAAACGGGTCTCTTAGTCAAGCATTTCCAACTGTGTTTTTTAAAGTAACTATGAGAACAACTCCCTCTATCTCTTATTCTTCGCTTAGCCATTTTACTTTGGAAAGTCTTACTGGTGGTTCATCAACTGCCACTGCAATTTCAGCGAATGCAGGAACTAATGATAGTGCAACACTTAATGTAACAACTGCTGGCAGTGGTGGAACTGGCGGAAATTTATTAGGAAACAATGCTTCATCTGTAATTGCATACTCAGCGGAGTTATAAAATGATTCAATACAAAATTCAAAAAAATAATATGGGTGAAGATTGTGCTGTGACCATTGTCGGTCAAAACATTAGTATCCCATTTGCCCCAGACAACACAGACTACCAAGCCTACCTTCGCTGGCTTGAGGCTGGCAACACACCAGAACCCGCAGAGGAGAACCAATAATGGCTTTAACGCAAGTAGCAGCAGGATTGCTGGCAGGCAGCATAACTTCTAGTCAAATTACATCTGTAGCGGGTTCAACCATAACAGGGTCGCAGTCCATCCCAAAAAGCACATTGCCTACGGGGTCTGTTTTGCAGGTGGTGCAAGGAACATATGCAATAGCCGTATCTAATTCAACTTCCACTTTTGCTGATACTGGTTTAACGGCATCTATTACACCAACAAGCGCGACTAGTAATATATTAGTTTTAATTAGTCACCCAACCATTTCAAAAGCTTCTGGTACCGGAGCACAAGCAAACAATGACGTGGGTATTCAACTTCTTCGTGGTGCAACAAGTATTTCTCGTTTTGGAAGAAGTTTACTTTTTCAAGGGTCACTCGGAGTTCTTTATGGTGCTTCAAGTCATTGTCATTTAGATTCTCCAGCAACAACTTCTTCTACAACATATAAAACACAGTTTAAAAATGAAGATAACAATGGCGCAAGTTGTACAGTACAAACAGCAGAGGCTCCCTCAACAATTACACTTATGGAGATTGCGGCATGAACAAACACCAAGCAATTTTTGCAACGCATACCAATGTTGCTGTTATCCGTGGCGATGAAGCATTTGATGCAGAGGGCAACGCAGTCGTTTATAACGAAGCTACAGTCCAAGCCTATATGGATGCCAATGCCTACATAGCCAAACGGCAGCAAGAGTACCCGCCCATGACGGATTACTTGGATGGCATAGCCAAAGGTGACCAAGCGCAGATTGACAAATACATAGCCGACTGCCAAGCGGTTAAGGCAAAATACCCAAAAGGATAAACTATGTCAAGTACCTATTCAACCAACCTAGCCCTTGAACTTATCGGCGCTGGCGAACAAGCTGGTAACTGGGGGTCTACGACCAACACCAACCTCGGCACTTTGCTTGAACAGGCTATCTCAGGCTACACAACCCAAGCCGTTGTTACTGGTACGGATGTAACGCTGGCTATGACCAACGGCGCGTCAGCCACGGCTCGTAATATGTTCATTGAATTAACGGGTACAGGCGGAGCAAGCACTAACTTAATAGTACCAGCCAACAAGAAACTGTACTTTATTTATAACAATTCAACTGGCGCGGTAACAGTCAAAGTCTCTGGGCAAACAGGTGTATCAGTTCCAGCCGCAGCCAAGATGGTTCTTGTATCTAACGGTACAGACGTAGTTAATGCCACTAACTATATGGCTACCTTGACTGTAGGTGGAGCGCTTGCTGCCAGCAGTACTTTATCCGTTGCCGGTGCGTCTACATTGACTGGGGCTACAACCTTGACGGGTGCAGTTTCTGGTGCAGGTATCAACGCATATCTAGCATCTCCCCCTGCGATTGGCGGAACTGCGGCGGCGGCTGGTTCATTTACCACTGTGGCGGCTTCTAGTACAGTCACCGCTACGGGCGCTGTCTCTGGCTCTGCGGTTAGCGACTCTTTAAGTAATGTACGTAACATTCCGCTACAAACCAAGTCTGCGCCTTACACACTAGTTGCAACGGATACGGGACAGTGCATAACAACCAATAGCGGTGTAACTGTCCCAGCCAGTATTTTTGCTGCTAATAACGTAGTAACAATTTATAACAACTCTGGGTCGTCTATAACAATCACACAAGGTACTAGCATGACGCTACAGTTTGCTGGGCAGTCTACGTCCACAACCGGTAACCGAACTTTGGCGCTATACGGTATTGCTACCGTGTTGTTCTTGTCTGCGTCGTCAGCCGTAATTACTGGCGTGGGAATGACCTAATATGTCAATGGTTCAGTTACTAATGACTGAGGGGAAACCCTATGTTATCCCTGCTAATAGTGGGATTCTGACTAGTGGTTCGTCCTATACGCTCCCAGTTACCTCTGGTACGTCCGTCAAGATACTTGTTATTGCGGGGGGTGGCGGGGGCGGTGGCGGTAACTATCGTCGGACGCAGGCAGGTTATTACGTAGGTGCAGGTGGTGGAGGTGCGGGCGGTAACGCATACGCAACTGTTACTGTAACGCCCGGTCAAACTATCTCTTTCTCGATTGGTGGGGCTGGCTCTGCTGGCTCTGCTGGTTATGGGGTTTATAGCCCTCAATCCACGGCTGGTTCTGCCGGGACTACAACATATGCAACGGTAAGTGCCTCTACCGTGGCTCAAGCGTCCGCTGGTGGTGGCGGTGCGCGTTCTGACAATGACTCATTTAGTGCTGGCGGTTCTGCTGGTGGCGCGTCTACAGGCTCTGCGCTTATCTCTGCAACGGCGGGTGGTGATGCCTCTGATACTAATACGTCTGCTGGCGGTATAGGCGCGAAAGGCTACACCATCAATACCACTGTAGGAACTGCAACGGCTAGTATTTTGGGCTACGGTAGTTCTGGCACCACGTATTCACATGGTTCTGGAAGCAGTTCGGAATCAGGAACTATATATGGCGCAGGTGGCGGTGGCGGTGGCACAAACCAGTCTGACGAGGAAAACCCATCAAACGCTGTACCAGCATCAGGAACAGCAGGCGCAATCTTTATTTGGTGGGGCTACTAAAGTGTGGACCCGTTCTCTGCCCTCCTCATTGCCCAAACTGCGGTTGGTTTTATCAAGCAGGGGTGCGCTTTCCTGCATGAAGGCCGCATGGAACTTGAGGGCGCAAAGAAGACGGCAGAGCAGGTCATCGGAGATGTCAAGGCAATCAAAGGAATTTTTGATTGGTTCATTGGTTTATTTGTTAGTAAACCAGCAGCCGAAGCAAAGCCTGTGGCGAAAGCGAAAGCCAAGCCAGCAGCCAAACAGCAACAGTCCTACGAGGAACTTGAACTTAAACTCATCAGCGAGATTGGGGCAAACCTCGGCGTCCTCTTTGACACACAGCAATCAATCAATAACTACTACATTGAGTTAGAAGAGACAAGTAAGACCAACTACGACCCAACGCAAAACACCAGTCAAAAGGCCATAGAGCGGGCTTTGATTGAGTTGCAGATGGAGAAGTTAATGGAGCAGACCAGAGAGGCGATGGTCTACGCCCCGCCTGAGTTGAAAGATTTGTATAGCAG